TTGTGCATGTTTAAAAATATTAACAGAGAAGTTAAACAAATCGACTAATGGTTCTGGCCCGGAAGCTCTTCCACCAAATGTTTTGAGTCGTGCTCCGGCTGGGCGGACGGACTCAACATTCCATTTAGGGATTTCTCCTGCCCAGAGGTGAGCGAGTAGGAGGCGGAGAGACTTTGCCCATCCTTCCTTGCTATCGTGTACGACGATGGTGTGTTCGGAATCAAACAGGTTTTCTGGCACTTCGGGCAGTTTGTTAATATATTTTGCTTCGACAGAGAACCCCACGCCAGTTCCGCAAAGCAAAATGAACATCGCTTCGTCGAACGACTTGGGGTCATCCACCGGGAGATAACTGCAGTTATAGATGCAAGTATTGTCACGATCGGCACTCTTTCCTGCCGTCATCATGGCTCGCATGGACGGCATTAAATCTAGGTTATGAATTGCGGTAAATATTTCTTCTTTTAACGCGTTATTTGCGGTGATTGCTGGGGTACGACTAAAAATGTATTCTACAAATCGGTTTACTGTTTCTGGCCATGTTTCTCTTCGTTGTTTGTCATCGATAAAACGGGCATAACGGCTGGCGGCTATATATTCTTGATATTGATCCATGGGTTCTTATTGTTATTGAGTTGACGAAAAAGGGAGGCCGCAGTTTCTACGGACACTCCCTGTACTACCTACTACTGAAAGGAACTACTTATACTGCGAAATCTGCTGCTGATGCTGTTGCGCCACCTAAGCGCTCACCATCTTCTGTCTTCATAACAGCGTTCAAACCAAATGCAATACCCTTGGTGCCGCTTACATCATATGGGTACATTGTGATTGAAGCGCGGCCATAGCAACCACTGTAAAACTCACCCTTGTCAAAGATTTCGTTTTTGTCAGCATCAAAGATGCCGGGCTTTTCGTTGGAGTTGGCGTTAAAGAAATAGTGACCCGCATAGATTGGATCGTCTTTCTCTGCGTCGCCATCACGCAAACCGCCTTTAAGATTCTTTGGAATGTTGCCACCAAAGTAATTGACATTGGCTTGCTTAGTTTGTTCCAAAGCTTTGTTAAAGGCATCTACACCTTTCTTGTCAGACTTAGGAATCAAAATAGAAGCTGAGTACTTCATAGAGCCGTTAAGTGTTTCTGCTGGCTCAAAAACGTGTACAAAAGAAAAACGTACTTGATCAGTAACGAATTTAGTTTTTGTGGATTTTGCTGGCATAATTTTTACCTTTTTACCTTTTTAGACTAACTAGAATTAAAGGGTTCTAGTCGTTACCCTTACTACGCATCATACAGTATACCATGATGTTCAAGGGCGTACTTCATTGCCATTGCTTCTATGAATTCTGCTTGATAAGTTTTATCATACAGGATTTCTGGATCTTCTGCAATCACATCAACAATGTTTTCTATTGCATCTCTTAATTGCAAAACACATTCTCTATTTCCGCTGCCGGGCAATCCATCAAAATCTTTTATGAATTTATCAATCACATATTCTGGTACTTCAAACTTTGTGTCATAACATTGTACCAACATGGTTGCCTTTCTTATTATTATTTTGCTACCATCACCAGCCCCACGTTCCCCATGGCGTAACCTAGGAACATAATGCCAGTACCAATTCCGCCTTTTCTAAATTGATCCATAGCTACAATAAAATACACAACGCCCATTGCTGCAATTAGCCAAGTACTCATGCAAAATCCTCCTTCGCATTTTCTTTGATTCGTACTAACTTTGGTGAACCTTCTGGACGTAATACTAAGTCGCCTAACCATGCGGCAACTTGTCCTTTGGGTCCCATCTTTTCTAATGCCGCAATGGACTTTAATTTCTTTGGTTCCCAGATTTGTTCTTCTGGCATACCTTTTTCTTTTAGCACTACCGCTGCTAGAGCTTGATCACTAATCTTACGATGAGTTGATGTGGTAGATAACTTAAAGCCGGGCGGAATAACTTCTTCTTCAACTGCGCGAGTTAGCGCATACTCTTCAACATCATTTACCCACGTGCGGAGGTCTTGCGCTTTGGTGAGGACTTCGCTGAACTCTTCTTCGCTGAGGAGGGCCGGGGTTTGGAACTCGAGCTTTGCGAGGTCCGAGTTGAAGTCTGAGCGGGCGCGGCATTGCGCTTTGGCTTTGCAGAACTGGCACCATTCGCCCGGGAGGAACTCGCCGCTGCCAGACCACGCTTTCTTGGCTTTTGGCTTGACGAAGTAGTTTGCCCAATCGATGAGCTTGGTGACTGTCGTCCCATCGCTGCTAATAGAGTCAAGTCTTGGCTGGTGGATCGTGTAGACAACTTCTTTGATGTCTGGGTATTCTTCTTTGAACTTGCTCCACGCACCGAGCGCGTAGAGTCTGAGCTGGGTGTTGTCGATTGCGGAAACGGCCACGCCTTTGCCGAACTTGAGGTCGATGACTCGAATGGAGTGCTTAGAAAGTATAACCACATCGGCCGTACCAAAGCCGTCCGGCACCCAATCAGAAAAGTCGACACGTTGTTCAAAAAGAGGCGTGTCCCCCTCACCAATTTGAGAACGAACGTACAGTACATAATTGTCCACGTTAGCTTCAAAATCGTCGCGCTCGTCGGGTGCGTACGTTTGGTAGATATCACTGCTTTTGATGGCCGCATATTCGCTTTCATATTCTTCATGCCCTATTTGGTTAAAGTATTGTCTTAAACGGATTTCTGCAAGCGAGTGGGCTAGTGTGCCTTCGGCGCTGAAATCTATCCCCTTGGTACTGCGTTTTGGGTCTGGAAGGGTTGCTTCTAATCTGGCTGATGGCGTACAAGAAAGCCATCGTTTTGAGCCCGAAGCTGAGAGTAGGGCATGCGCTGTCATTTTTACCTTTTTAGTGTCTATACATACTAATGCAAATTATACTACAAAACTGCCTCTATTTTTTGGAATATCTTTTTAAGTAATTTTGGGCGGATTTAAGAATATCCAAAGAATCTTTAAAAAGGCCTATTCCAACGTTGCAATTTCTGCATAAAATTCCACGGATAACTTTAGTTGTATGGCAGTGATCCACACAAGCTTGAAATTCGGTATCTAATTCCCTTTCACAGATAGCGCATTTACTGTTCTGTGCTTTTACCATATCAAGTTTATCCTGATGTGTTATGCCATAGCGGTTGTAATTGGCTTTTCGCCAAGTTGCTCTTTTCTTTTCTGGGTTGTCTTTTTGCCATTGAGTGGAATAAATAATTCGGCAAGCTTTACAAGTACCGTCTAATCCGTCTAAATTCTTTTTTGATTTGTAATACTCAGATAACGCTTTTTCAACGTTGCACTTTTTACAAGTTTTCATGAAACCCTTACTGGTTATTTGGTGGGTAGCCTGTGAGTAAGCACAGGCACAGCCGCTAAGCTTATTCCCCTTTGTTGTTTATTACTTTAATGCTTTAATTAAATCAGAAATTTCTTTATTGAAATCTATGGTTACTTCTTGTTTTACTTCTGCTTTGATTTCGCGGCTGTCCTTATAATCGTCGGGATATTGCCCGCGTAATGCAATCTCAGCAATACGGCTGTTAAATGCTTTGTTGTCAATATTGGCAAGCATCATCATTTCCCAATAAGATTGGCCGTAAGTTGTTGCCATGTCCATTGTTTCTGCAAAAAATGGATCTTCTTTCTTTAATCGAGCTGCAGTGGTTTTGCTGATGCCAATAGCGGCATACATACTTTTTTGAGACGCACCTTGCTTACCGAGTTCTAAAACGGTCTGCGCCATTTCTTCTGTAAACTCTTTTTTCTTTGGTGATGGTTTTTTGGTTGCCATTAGCATTTCCATCTTTTTAACGCCGCAGCTTTGCGTGTTGGTTTACCATTTTCATCTTTCATGGGACCGGGAACACCAGACATACGAGCGCAAAAAGATTTTTTACGAGATCCACCTTCGGGCTGCGGTGCTTTAAGATGACTACCATTTTTGGCGTTGTAAGCTTTACGACCTGCCTCTGTCATGCCTGCACCTTCTTTAGTACTTAAATAGTGGCGGCTTTTACCAGTGGTTGTCTTAGAGATTGGCTCATCATGTTTAATAGACCCGCCAGTGGCCTTTTTAGCCGTTTTGGCAGACTCTACGAATGCTTCCTTGGTAGGGGCGCCAGCTGAGCCGGGCTTGCGCATACGCTCTCCTGAGCCGTGTGCGATACGTTCCTGTTTAGCGTGGATATTGGCATAAAGGCCGGGTTTGGCCGAGCCGCCAGTTTTCATTTTAGGCAATTTTTTAAAGTCGTCCATTTCGTCCTCTTATAGTATTTGGTGCCCGTCTTTCCGGGCTGTCACGACCGAGCGTCCCCAGTCCAAATGCAGAGCTTCTTTACGCTCGCAGGAGCGCTTCACAGCGTGTCCTAACTATACTAATGCAAAAATACGACCAAAACCGCCCTAGTCTGGAATGATAATTGTCTTCTTCGGTTTGGATGGGACTTTGTCTTGCACTTCTATAGCTTTACGCAAATGAGGCATGACATCATTTAGCATCATCTTAGCCATAGCTGCTGCTTTTTCTTGATGCTCGATTTCTTGTTCTGCGCTGGTTCTTGCAGACTTGCGTTCTACTTCTGCAATGATGTCATTACTGACACCTGCGCGTTTAAGCAATTGCTTGAGGTTCATCTGCTGGCTTCTCCGTTGCTGCGTTTAATGCGTCAATCTGTGGTGCGCACTGTGCTTGAATGGCTGCAATAATGTTTGCCAATAAAACTACTGGAGTTTGTGATGGCTGGTTTAACGCGTTAATAATGCCATTGATATCACGAACACTAAACTGCAATGTCATGATCTTGTCATCTAATGGATCTACCGGAGTTGCTTGTACATCTACTGTGTCGTTCATTTCTTACCTTTCTTTTTAACATCAATTTCTACATCATTATCGGGTATTGCTATTTCTGGAGAATCACCAAATCGAGTTTTGGTGAAGTGGCCTTTTTTAATCATTACTTCAAAGCCATCCCACAAACGCTGGAATTGCATTTCAGTAACATACTTAATGCCTTCTAATCGATTAGCTAATTCATCTTCACTAAAAGCGCCTTCTGGTCTGTCTAAGTGTTGGCGAATCAATTCATCAATCATATCTACAACGTTCCATGCTTTGATGATGTCCTGTTCTAATTCAAAACGATCATATTCACAAAAGAGTTTCATTTCTTCATAGCCTTTTTCATCTTCTTTAGTTTTCCGTCCCAATCATATGTGAAGTAGCGACCCACTTCTTCTAATGCTGGAATCAATGTTTCCCAACTAGCCACATCATCTTCATGGTATGCGTTGGGATTTTTCTTAGCGTGTTTTAAATCTTCTGTTAGCCAGATATAACTTTTCATTATTTCTTGGCTGACAATTTTATCTACGCAATCATCGTCAATTTCTACAATCATAGTCTCACCTTTTGTTCATCTACTCTTACACATTGGGTTGCAGCAAAAGTCATCTCAGGCTTAAACGGCAAAGATAAAAATTCTTTCTTTAACTGTTCGCATCTTGCTTCTGAAAGCGGCTCATGGCTAACTACAAAATCGCACTGTTGACCCATACACATAATTGCTACAAACATAAATGCGTTCATTTGCCGCACTCCTGATCAACAGTTGCAGATTTTTTGCGCAACTCAATTTCATCACGCAAATAAAAAGCAGCTTTTTCTAAGTCTTGGATATCTTTACCTTTAAGGTCTGCTCGCCAAATGTATTTCATAACATTGCCAAGGTTAAAGCCCATATGGCGCGTAATTTCTAAACACTCAACACCGCTGGGGTGGCTGGTGTAATGTTTAGGATTATTGACTTGGTCGTACATTGCGCATCTCCTTTAATTCTTTTTGCATAATCTGTAACTCCTCGAAGCTGTCACAAACCCAGATTCCCAATATACTTTCGTAGCGGCTTGTATCGATATCCTCAACACCAGTAAGCGTCTCCAAAACATAGTTTCCCCCAACACGATGCTCCACAATAAAATGACTCACAAGCCTAGCTCCTTTTTAATGTATTCTACGCCCTTAGCAAAATGATAGCGCCAATATTTTTCTGTAACCATTATATCAGAATACGTTAAACCATCAAGAAAAGCAGTCATTACTTCGCGCTGTTTTTCTTCCATATGTTGCTCTACTAAACGCTTAATATCAATCATATCTTCAAACGTCCAAGGCAACCAACCTTCTTGCAAAATATGCTGACTATCTGGTGCGTCATCTTTTTCAAGCATCTCCGGTTCTTCGTCAGAAAGTCTGACAACAGCTAAATTAACTTTGTGTTTTGTTTTTGTTATTATTTTCATTTGATGTTTAACGAATCTAGTAATGCTTCTTGAGTTGTTATCTTTCCTTCTAATACTTTTACTACATGCTCATCTATGCTATTAGACAAAACTAGATGGTGTATAATAACCGGCTTTTCTTGCCCTTGGCGGTAAATACGTGCGTTGGCTTGGATGTAGTTTTCCGAAGACCACGGGAGGTCGAACCACACCGTTTGTGCAGTGTCACCAACGTTGCACTGTAGATTAAGGCCGATTCCCCCAGATTGGGGATGGGCAAGGAGCATACGAATCTTGCCGCGACGCCACGCTTCAATGTTGTCATCGTCCAACACCACAGCTTGCGGGAATTGAAGACGTAATCGGTTAAGCGAATGTTTGAAGTGGTAGAAGACCAGCGTTGGCGAGGAAGACTCTTCCATGATCGACTCAAGGTATTCCAATTTAGCGCGGTGTATTTCCTGCGTTTCTCCATCCGCTCCATAAATCGCGCCTGCGGTGAATTGGAGTAACTTGCCCGCCAATGTTGCCGCTGTTGGAGCTGTGATTTGTTCTTTACCGATGTAAGCGACCATGTCTTTTCTAAGTTGATCATATTTATCTCGTATGGGTTTTTCTATTTCAATTTTGTGATAAAGCGCTGTAAGCGGCGGTAGTTGTAAATAGTCTTCAGCCTTAAGACTAAAACATATATCTGAAATTTTACTTTGAATTTCCTCAGCAGAACCATTTTTTAACTTCCAAGAATAGATTACTTTTGTTTGCCGATTCATTTGATCTGGCTGTAAATACTTGTCTCTAAACTTCGTCAGGCTCGTCTCCAGTCTTTCCCCTAAATCCAAGATGCCAACCTGTGACCATAGGTCTGCCATCCCCTGTGGGGTCGGCGTACCAGTAAGGATAATACGTCGATTGAAGTTCTTTAACCACTTCTTCAAAGCTTTGAAACGTTTTGTACTCGGGTCTTTGAACCGGCTGCTCTCGTCGATGATTAGGTTCTTGAACTTGCTCATCTCCGACTGCTCGCATAGCCAAGTCAAATTCTCTAGATTTACCACGTACATACTCGAAGAACTCCTCAACGCTTGTAATCTCTGTGAGGGATTGCCCAGAATTTTTGCGACGCTTAGATGTTTTAGATGATCCCATTTTAATGCCTCTTGAGACCATACAGTTTCAGCAACACGTTTGGGGGCAATAATAAGTGTAGGGCCATCAAACTGCTCCGCCAGTATCGTCAATGATGTCGTCGTCTTGCCCAAACCCGGGGGTAGAAATAGTCCCAAGTTGGGGATGGATTTCGCCTTCCCAATTATCATCGTCTGATATGGGTGCAGGTCTGAGCGATTCACAAATAAATTCCTCTACATCATCAATTGATTTAATTACAGTTACGGGAAAGCCTTGGTCGGCTAATTCTTTAAATACTACTTCTTGGCGCTTGCTCAATTTTCCCGTCGCTGTCTTCAGCTCCACGAATGATAGCTTGGATTTCAGCAGGACTATGCGATCCGGTACCCCCGTTACGGTTGATATAAACTTCAAGCTCATTCCGCCCTGTGCTTTTACCATTTTGTTTAATCTTGCTTCGATTTGTTTTTCTAGCATACTTGTCCTTTTCATGCATACAGATTTTAAATATTTGCTGTGCAAGATGGCCAGTAAGGTAGGCTCTGGTCTCGCCTTTAAATCCTTCGTCTTCGCCAATGTGTTCGGCAAGGTGGTCGACAGCATGGCATATCTCATGCGCAATTGTATCTACCAACTCGCTGATGTCATCATTGACCAAAGACATATCAAACACAAGAACAATTATAGCGTCTTTGCCGTCCCCAATCAGATGGGTTTCAGCTATGCCATAATCAAGCGCACTGGTTTTTAGCGTAACGTTATGGTCTTTAAGAATTTGCTGAAACACCTTATCATCAAAGCAAAGCTTAACAACATCAGGATAAAACCCAACGTCTAGTTTGTAATAGTTGTAATTTTTCTTTTTCAATGTCTTATCCGTTTTTTCTTACGCTCTAACATATCAATAATTTCTGCTTGTTCATATTCTGGCAACTCTGTTACTGGCGTGGAGTTTTCAAATATTTCACCGCTTTCCGCCAATTGAAAAATGCCATCAATCAACGCATCTAGTTCTTGTTGGGTCAACTCATCTTCAAGGTCATCAAAGCAACCTTCTTCAAATGTAATTTTAAATGGGGGCTTTTTCATTTTGGCTCCTTGACCTTTTTAATACGCTCGGCTTTACGCAGATCGTGTGAATGTAACTTCTTACCTACTTTCTTTGGTACCTCACCAGCTGCCTCAGCTATCTCTGCAGCTTTTTTACGGCCAACAAACGCACCATTAGATAACAAGAAACCGCGCTTGTCTTCTTTGGGTTTGCGACCTAGTTTCTTTTCTAGCTCTTCATGGCTGTATGCCTTTGAAGGAGCTGCTTTGATTTTGTCTGTGCCACGTTCTTTGAGAGCCGGTACTGTGACTGTGAGTTTTTTAGTTGCCATTCTTATTCCTTTCTACGTGCCATTTGCACAAGTTTTTGTAATATTGGATTTCATCTTGAAGTTGTTTAACGCGCTCATCATAAATGCGTTGTTGTTCTTCATTATCTTTGTCGCGTGGATGAGCACAATAGCCTGTCACTAATCCAAAAATAATCGCTATTAAAATATCAGTCATTTCGATGGTATGCGTCGTTAGGGTTGGCCAGCATACTGGCAATAAGTTTGTCGATGGTTGGAAACCACTGGATTACTTTGAGCCCGTCTGCTTGGTAGATGGTAAAGCTCATTTGTTAAGACCCTGTACAAACCCATTTAAAACTGCAAGCAATGCCTCACCTATAATTACACCCCAAAATAAAGTAAAGTATACAGATGGTGCATCAAAATGTTCTAATAAAAAATAAGTTAACAAGTAAATCATTTTATTCTCCTATTCCGTGGGCGCGTTTAACGTCCACAATGATATGCACTCTATCTTGAAAACCTAAGTTCTTTACTTCATGGGTTTTCTTATTATCAAACCACCAGATAGTTCCTTTGGGCATATGGGTAGTTTGGTTGTCACAAGTCACAAACACCTTCTCATTAGTAATGATGCTCAAATGAAATCGATCATGCGCCTCACAGTATTTACCTTCATCCTTGTGTGGCGTTACATGAGCACCAGCTTTGAGTTTGGCAATGACTACGCGCCCAACTGATTTGTCTTGAAACAAATTGGCAATAAGGTTAATTGTTTTGGGGAAATAATCTTGCACAAAGTAATCAACGCAATCCATATCCTCATAAAAGTTTTGCACAGTCATGGGGTAGGTTACTTTTTGATAGCGCAAGATAATGTCTTCTACCTGATAGTGATTAGTCTTTAAATTTAATCTGCGGATGTTCATCCAGTTCCAAAAGACAGTATTCTTTAATTCCTGTTCAATTGGTGCTGCATCAAAAGTGCCAATTTGCTTCACGATTTATTCACCTATTCCGTGGGCGCGTTCGATGGCGCGGGCGATTTCGATTGGAAAATACGCATGTTTATCTTGAGCCCAACAATCATCTACGTATTGTTGCGTCTTAGAGTAGATTTCCATAATAGTCTCTTCTGTCAACGGGGTGCGTTGCGCATCTATCCGGTCTTGTGTGGTGAAGGTGGTCATGGTTGTTGTGCCTTTTTAAAATGTGCATCGTAGGCTTTTTCCATAGCTTCAATCTTCTGTTTGTATGGTCGTAAGTCAATGATGCGTTTCATCAAATCATCAATCTCGCCTTTCAACGCTTCTATTTCAGCTTGTTGCTGGCGTAGCATGGTGGCTATTTCTTCTGAGTGCTCATAAATCCTGCCACTATCAAACAAAATCATTAAGTCAGCCATTTCATTTGC